TGGCCAACAGATATTGGCAGCACGATCACCGATAACACTTGTGTCTGGACGGCGATTGCTTCTGCGTATGAGGAGCTGGCCAAGCTCAACCCCAGCGCAATCATTGAGCTGTTTGAGGTCCATTTGGACAACACGCTTCACGGCAGCACGGACGTTTACCGCTTCCATGCCGGTGCAAATGCGGATGTAGACGGCAACGTTGTTTTTAACGGCAACGCTTATACCCGTATCCCAGTCAAAGCAGAGGGGTTTGATTTCACGAACACTGGTACGTTGCCCCGTCCCACGTTGACGATCAGCAATCTGGACGGCACGATGACCACGCTTTTGCTGCTGGTCAACGCGACTACTGCAGGTAATGACCTTGGTGGAGCGGAAGTTCGCCGGATCCGAACGCTGAAGAAGTTTTTGGATGGCGAGTCAACTGCCGACCCAAACGCCAAGTTCCCTGATGAGCGTTGGTATGTGGATCGGAAAGCTAATGAGTCGCGAGACAGTGTGACATTTGAACTAGCCAGTAAGTTCGACCTTGCTGGTCAAAAGCTGCCGAAGCGTCAAATCGTGGCCAATGTCTGCCAGTGGGTGTATCGCAGCAGCGAATGCAGCTATGCGGGCAGCAATTACTTTGACGTGAACGGCAACACCGTTAGTACGTTGGCTGCAGATGTTTGCGGCAAGCGTGTTGCTAGCTGCAAGCTACGGTTTGGCAACAACGGGGAGTTGCCGTTTGGATCGTTCCCTGGAGCTGGACTGACTCAATGATGAAGCTGACAGCAACGATGCAAGCTGAGATTCTTCAGCAAGCGAAGGACGAGTTTCCTCGTGAAAGCTGCGGCCTTATTGCTGTCGTCAAGGGGCGTCGGCGTTACTTTCCGTGCCGTAACATTGCTGAAACCCCTGATGAGCACTTTGTTCTTGACGGTTGGAACGAAGTAGAGGACAAGGGTGAGGTAGTTGCTGTCGTTCACAGTCACCCCAAGACGAATCCCGCTCCATCACCGGCTGATCGTGTCGCGTGCGAAAAGTCTGGTTTGCCGTGGTTCATCGTCAACCCAAACACTGAAGGTTGGGGCTACTGCGAGCCAGACGGCTTCGAGCTTCCGTATGTGGGGCGTGAGTTCGTCCACGGCGTTGTGGACTGCTACAGCCTTTGCCGTGATTGGTACGGAAGGGAGTGGGGGCTTGAGTTGCGGGATTATGACCGCCGAGATCAGTGGTGGGATCACGGTGAGAATCTGTATTTAGAGAACTTCCAGAAGGAAGGGTTTCACAAGATTCCGGTTGAGGAGCTGCAACACGGTGATGCGTTGTTGATGCAGCTGGTTTCACCCGTTCCAAACCATGCTGCGATCTATCTGGGTGACTCTCAGATTTTGCATCACGTACAGGGAAGGTTGTCGAGCAGGGATGTTTACACCCTTGGCAGCAGTTACTATGGCAAGAGCACTGCTTGCGCCTTGAGGCATGAAAGTCGTTAAGGTTTACGGCGCACTTCGCAAGAAATTAGGTCAATGTCGGTTTGAGTTTGAGGCCGCAACACCAGCTCAAGCCATCAAGGCGTTATGTATAAATTTTCCTGGCCTTGATAAATGGCTTATTGATAGCGAAAAGGACGGTGTTGGTTATCGAGTAACGATTGGAAAAGAGCATATTGCTGATGACTTAAGCCCTTTGGTTATGCCTTGGAGCGAAAAAGAGGTATTTAGCATTACGCCCGTTATTGCTGGTGCAGGTCGTGGCTTAGGAACGATTCTGGCAGGAGTGGCTCTTATTAGTTTGGCTGTGGTTACATACGGAGGATCTTTGGCTGTCAGTGGGGCAGGACTTACGGCGAAGGCGGGACTTACAGGATTTGCGGCTGTAGGTGCCAAAGTTGCTGCAGCCGCTGGAACCCTTGGCATTGGCTTGACGTTTATGGGTATTGCTCAAGCAATTTCACCACAGCCTGAAGTGCCAGACTTTGATGAGTCAGCTCAGCTTGAATCTTTTAGCTTTTCAAACGTGGTCAATACATCAAGGCAAGGCTTACCGGTGCCGATAGCGTATGGACGAGTGTTCGTTGGATCGGCAATTATTTCCAGCGGTACTGACGTTGATGAGGTGAGGACATGACGCAGGCTAAATACACGGCGATTGCTGGTTCAGGTGGATGCTTTACCGGCGACACTCTTGTTTCTACGCCTGACGGTCAGGTTCGCATTGACGAATTAAAGGAAGGCAGCGAAGTAATCAGCTTTGACGACAAGGGCAACACCCACGTCGCAAAGGTGTTGAAAGTCCACGTTCACGAAGACGAGCAGGTTTATCGGTATGGTTTTTGGGGAGATGAGCATGTAGACGCAACGCCAAACCACTGGGTCTTAAACCAGTACAACGCATTTGTCACGATCGGAAGCCTTGGTTTTGATGACTGCTTGATTGACGTTATGGGTCACCTCCGGCCATTGATGAGTCGGGAGGAGCTTGGAACGTTTACCGTCTACAACCTGACGGTAGAGCGGCAGCATACTTTTATCGCCAACAATATCCGTGTTCATAATGCTGGACTGGGTGCTCGAATTGCTGGTGCAGGTGGTGGTGGCAAAGGCGGTGGCGGCTCACATACGCCCACAGAGGCTGATGATACGCTCCAGTCAGTTCAGTTTGCCAGTGTTCTTGATCTGCTTTGTGAAGGCGAAATTGAGGGTTTAGAAGAAGGCAACAAGAGCATTTTTCTGGAAGACACCCCGATTGAAAACGCTGACGGCACAGACAACTTTATTGATTTTTCTGTTGTTACACGCACTGGGACGCAGACACAGGCTCACATTTCCGGTGATTTTGGGTCTACCCAGTCTGAGCAAGCTGTAAATGCTGAAGTTGCCAAGGACGCCCCTATTACTCGTTCGATCACAGATACTGACGTTGATCGAGTGCGTGTCACTCTGACAATTCCGTCATTGCGGATTGTTGAAGACGATGGCGACATTACTGGCCATAAGGTCAGTATTAAGATTCAAGTTCAATATAACGGCGGTGGTTTTAACGACGTAGTTTCAGACACCATTAGAGGTAAGAGCAGCGCCAGGTATCAGCGTGACTACATGATTACGCTTGACGGTGCTTTTCCTGTTGATCTGCGGATGGTGCGTGTTAGTGATGATGAAACCAGTACGCGCCGCGCCAGTTCAACAATTTTTCAGGCTTATACCGAAATTATTGACGAGAAGTTTCGTTATCCCAATGCTGCTTTAGTCGGCCTGCGATTTGATTCTCGGCAGTTTGGCAGCATCCCATCTCGTAAGTATTTGATCCGAGGCATTAAGATCGGTGTGCCGACTAATGCAAAAATAGATACAAGTGCAACAACAAGGCTTGTTGTATCAACTGGCGCTACTGAAAACATTTCAAATGGAATACCCGGAAGAATTACATATAGCGGGGTTTGGAATGGTCAGCTCAGTACCGATTCAGGAGCGCCAGGCGGCCCAGTTTGGACGAATGATCCAGCTTGGTGCCTTTATGACCTGTTGACCAGCACTCGATATGGAGCTGGTATCCCAGAGGATACGCTCGACCGCTACGACTTTTTTGCGATTAGCCAATACTGCAACGCGCTTGTTGATGACGGTAAAGGCGGTCAAGAGACACGTTTTAGCCTCAACATGCTCATCAACACTCGTGATGAGGTCTACAACGTTATTCAGCAGCTAACTGCCATTTTCCGTGGCATTGCGTATTACGGCTCTGGATCGTTGGTACTGCTGCAGGACAAGCCAACTGATGCTCAGTATCTGCTTGGCCCATCCAACGTGGTCAATGGAACGTTTTCGTACTCAGGTTCTTCGCAAAAGTCTCGTCATACGGTTGCTGTTGTGGCTTGGCAGTCATACGACACCCGTGGTGATCTTGAATACGAGTATGTAGAGGATCATGCTGCTGTTGCTAAGTACGGCATCATCAAAAAAGACATCAAGGCCATTGGTTGCTACAGCCAAGGTCAGGCTCACCGTTTGGGCAAGTGGACGCTCTTGTCAGAGCAAAATCTGACTGAGACTTGTGAGTTTGCAGTTGCGATTGAAAGCGGAATCATCCTTCGCCCAGGGATGGTGGTTGATATTGCCGACCCAATGCGTGGTGGAACGCGCAGAAGCGGACGAGTCAGTTCAGCAACGACAACGGTTGTCACGATTGATAGCGACACTGACCTGTCGGTAAATCTTGCAGCTACACCAACGCTTTCAGTCTTGCTGCCTACGGGCTTGGTCGAGACCAAAAACATTTCCAGCATTTCTGGAACGGACATCACTGTTGACGAGGCTTTTAGTGAAGCGCCCAACGCAGCAGCCGTTTACCTGATTGATACCACTGATATTCAGGTTCAGAAGTTCCGTGTGCTGTCTGTAGCCGAGTCTGGTGATGGCGTTTATGGCGTCAGTGCCATTGCATATAACGAATCAATTTATGCAGCGATTGAAGAGGATGTTTCGCTAACCACGCGAGACATCACCAATCTTTCTGCAACGCCTGCCGCTCCAGAAGCCCTTACAGGCACTGAGTTCCTGTACCAAGAGGGTCAAACGGTTCACACCGGCTTTGACTTTAGCTGGAGTCACGATCGGATCAATACCAACGACTTTTTGGTCAAATACAAGCTGGACAACGACAACTTCACAACGCTGGTTACCAGCAACCCTTCAATCACGCTGCGGGCATTGCGTGCTGGAACGTTGAGCGTGCAGGTGCTGGCCCGTAACTATCTAGGTAAGCAGAGCACGATTTCAACAGCAACATTCACGCTTGTCGGCAAGACAGCAGTGCCTGCTGATGTGCAGAACCTTTCGATTGAGCCAATCAGCGCCAACAGTGCTCGCCTGCGCTGGGATCAGACCGTTGATCTTGACGTGAAGGTGAATGGCCTTGTTCACATTAAGCACAGCAACCTGACCGATGGAACGGCAACCTGGCCCAATTCTGTTGACTTGATCCCTGCTGTTGCTGGTAACTCGACTGAAGCCATTGTTCCGTTGGTCGCTGGTGAGATATTTGCCAAGTTTGAGGATGACTTAGGCAACAAGAGCACAAACGCAACTAGCGTGATCATGCAGTTCCCAGACACTCTGGGGCGGCTTGCGGTTCAAACTCGAAGGGAAGATCTCGACAGCCCACCTTTTCAAGGCACTAAGACCGATTGTTTCTATGACGAAGGGCTAGATGCGCTGATTATCGATGGTGACGAGGAGTTAGACGATCAAGCAGATTTTGACGAGATCAGTTCTCTTGACACGCTTGGTGACATTCTGTCTTCTGCTGAATATCAGTTTGTAAATGCTCTTGATCTTGGCGCACGATTCTCGCTGGATATTCAGCGCCGATTCGTTACTAGAGCTTTCTTCCCCAATGACCTAATCGACTCCCGCACAG